GTTTGAACACAGTACTGTGACTGTTAGCACATTCCCTGATAGACAGAGAACTCACATAACGAAGTGAGGGGGAACCTGGTAGACAGGTGTTTCTTGTTTAAAACGTGTAGAAAATGGAGCGCCAGAAGAGTGACTTCTTGTCGCTCCAACCACGTGGAGCCTTGCCTCCGTAGACGACCTCGAGCCATCGACGTTGATCCTTAGAGAACCATCCTTCCGTTGGACACGGATAGGAAGACTGGTAGTAATCCATGTAGGAGCAGAACTCCTTATCCCACATGGCCCCGCCGATCCAGAGACCGACGAGCCGAGAGAAAGATATCGCAAGACTACCGACTTGCGACTCGGGGTACAGGGCGAGCTTGAACCACTCTTCCGTTTCACGGTGAGCGTGGCCTTGGCGATAAGTCGTACCAAGCAGTTTGAAGTCGTTGGGATCCAACGTTTTCTCACACTTCTCGACTGACAAGATCATACCTGTAGGGAGACAGTCTTGGGCTGCGTTGTCGAGGTCGAAGTGCTGTGGAGATCTGAAAGCACCATCGTCCCCGAGGACACGCGTCCCACGCGCTTCTACGCGTTGACACTGGGTAAGATAATCGACTAAGATGTAATTCACAACTGAATCGATCATTTGGGTCCACCACGACCCGGAGGGAACGCCGCGTCTCTTGCGAAACATGCGGCCGTCCGGCATTAAGATGGGTGTGTTAATGAAGTACCACACCATACCATCCCATACGTTACGCCACTTTTGGCGATCACGTTTTGAGACCTTCTCACCATGCCACGTTTCCCATTCGATATTTTGACGCAAAATATCAAATGCCACGCGGATTAGCCAAGAAGGCACCTTTGTGTCGAAGCTTTTGAAATCTAGACCGTAAAGGATCTCCCCTTCACGTCTGCCGACCAGCCACTCGGTATACAAGCGCTGAGACGAGGCTCCGGTCAACATCGGCGTGTCTGGTTGTTCCATGAACTTCCTGTACATCACAGGAGCGTACTGGCCTTCCACACACAGCATCTCTGCTGGATACACCCACACCAAGCGTGTTTTCGGATTCTCCCGATCCGACATGCCTCCACGCTGGCCGGCCAAGCAAGGCGGGAACCGCATCTTGCGAGGGTCGAACTGAGCTTTGCCATCTTGTTTGAGGCGATGGCCCAACCATCGCGCTTCATGATATATCTGCTCCATCACGTCACCTTTCTTCTGGCCCATGAAAGTCACACCTGCTGCCGTGTCACGGCGGAAGTGTGGCCCCACGTTGTGCCAATCGAGTGGTTCCGATTTATATGGCAACTTGAAAGCTTTCTTCGCTTTCGAGATCGCACCAATCATGGCTTGCCGTTGCACACGGTTCAAGCTACCAAACGTGCTCTTGCCTTCACTGAACTTTAACAGTGAAGTATACTGACCCATGACACCTTCGGGCTGTCGAGTGAATCCGTATATCTGCTCATACTTTTCACGAGAAAAGTTTTTGAGGGTTGCCCTTACCCAAGGATCAGTATTCTGACGTCCTGAGTAAACACTGTAACCGCCGTAGCGCGCGATTTCAGATAAGCAAGGGGAATCGAAATTTGACTCTATGATAGAGAAACTTGATGCTCCGACCTTCCCCGACGGTCGGAGGTGCCTTTCGTCCAGAAAACTGGACGAGGCGAAGTTTACATCTTGTAGAGTGGGGTCCGAGTTATGGTTATCTTCCATGGACTCAGAAATGAAGGAGGCTAAAACACCAGAGATTCCTGATGTATT